CTGAGCCACGTCCTGACTTAGGACGCGTCTGTGTTGGTGCCGACGGAACTTCCTGGGACCGCGCTTATTCGACTGGCTGGTTCGACTCAGTAACAAACACGGCCATGCCTGCGCCTCTACCTGTCACAGAAGGATGGTCGAGCAACTACAGTGGACTATATGCTCGTATCCCTAGAAGCTCGTACACACTTACTACAGGCAGCGTATGGAAGCAGATGGAGGTCAATGCGGCTGGCGATTATTACTTGACTGCAACGACACTCGGAACTGCAAATGCTGAATGGGTGCGAACAACATCATCCTATGTTGCAAATCAGGGATGGTATATCAGTGCCTATGTTCCGAACTGGGTGGATAAAAGCACACTGCCATTCCTGCGTGTTCAGTGGGGTTATGGTGGCGCATCGACAGTTGAGCTTGTGTTCCGTGGCGATGGTTCCTGCATTGTTTATAAGAATGGCATCCAGAAAGGCGTCTATGACCAGTCCGACACAAACCGAAATCCTGGACGCAATGTCACCACCACATCTGCTGTAGGTCAGCGTCAGGTTAGCCTGATGCTTATCCCGTTCAAGCGTCGCGAACTTCTAGTGACATCGACATTTGGTGCGAACTTCTCGCACATGTTTGAAGACCTAAACGACACGACTGGAAACACCATCGTTCCATCCGGAAGTTTCGCATGGCGTGTTCCATACGGCAGACCAACAGTGCAGATTGCACCGATTGCATATGAAGAGACTGCTATCCTCTACAGCAAACCGATACAGCTTCGATATGCTCCTCCCACTGGTGCAACCTTTGACGCGCAAATATGGGGAGATGTTGTTGGAACCTCCGCAGGGACTATCACAACGTCACTGGCGGTCGTTGATGCTGGTGGTTCACCGTATACGCCAGACGGAATCATTGACACGCTACGCGTCAAACTCACTGTCACGACACCGAGTCCATACACTCAGACGTACGGCGTCGCAGCTGCTCTCGCGAGTAGCACACCAGATCCGACAGCCACATATGATGGTCCAGTCGACATCACGCAATACATTGACAACTTGACATTGTCGGTCGATGAGACATCGAAGACAACGCTCAAGATGTCAGCTAGGCGCCAGAAACTCCTCGATGCCGGCGTTGAACAGCCACAGATCACTGGAGACCGCCCTATTCGCGTGGCTATATCTGATGGCGCCACTCCGACACCGACATACACGGACATATTCCGTGGAACACTCACACCTCCGCAGATTCAGTATGAGCAGGGCGATAAATCTCTTCACTTCTCGACTTTGCAGTTTGAAGGACAAGACCGCTCGCGAGACTTTGAGCTGTATTACTTCCAGGACGGAATCCTCTATGATGGCTATACTGGCGAGGACGCCATCGGTGACATGATGACCATGGCTGGGTATCCTCCGGCCACTTATCTGTCATACAACGATGCAGTCGGCATCGAGATCTCGCGGTCTCCAGACATCGCTAGGGGATACAGCAACTTCGTCCCACAGCGTGGCGACACGATTGCGTCGATGCTTCAACGTCTAAAGACTGACTATGCTGCTACGTTCATCACTGGCTGGTCTCCTACATCCGGTGGTTACAAATTCCAGTGGTCGAATCCGAACGACTTAACCACTACCAGCGTCATGACTTTGTACCAAAGTGTGGAGGATGCAGCTGCTGCTGGCGTTGTTGGTGCGCTACAGAACAAACGTGTGGTCAGGAAGATGACAGCACACTACGAGTCTCCTGAGTGTAACCAAATTACTGTCATCGGTCAGGACCCTCGCAATGGTGACCTCATCTATTCGTATGAGTTCGATTCCGCGAGTCAGACTGCAGACACGGCTCCAGCAGACAGACCATACAACTGGCGTGGTCGTCCTGTGCCATACATCCTGAGTGATCCGAGCATAACTTCTACCGCTGTGGCACAACAGGCGATGTTTGCACTTAAGGACAGATTGATGACTGGTCGCATCCTCATAGAGTGGGAGAGTGACTTTCTCGTCCTCTCAGCGACGAATCGACCTCTATGGGTGCGTGACGTGGTGACCATCATGCAACCTGACGGTGTGACCATCAAGGGGGTCTATCGCATCATTGCAATACCGACTATCGAGTTCGTGATTGAAGCTGGTGTGAAACAGTTCAGACGGGCTGTTTACCGTGGTCTATACCTCAACGATGGTGGCGAATAGTGGCGTACATCGATGGAACACGCTCTGCTACAGCTGCATGTGACTTAAGCCTAAGTTACAACATCCTCGTATATCCAAATGATTTGGTGCCTTTTGTTGCACTTAAATTAGGCTATGTGGATGGAAGTATTGGAGGCGTATCAAGTCATACAGGTGCCTACAGTACATGGACATGGTCATGGACGAGTACTCCACATGCTCCTAACTGGCAATGGTTTATTTATTTGACAATGACATCAAATGATGGCTATGGTCATTCCACAACAGTTGTCAAAACTGTGGCTAGTGGCACTGAGAGTTTTGCTACTGAATGGGTTGATGTGGCAGCAACGCTAACCGGATCATGGTCGTGTACAGTCGGCACAGACAAACTGTGGGGAATCTCTGAGGCATCGTATTCAATCTCGACTGCGCCGACTGTCTTCCCTCCTTCCACGACATACGATTGGTATGAGTTGTCCAGATATGGAAGCACACCATCCTGCACATTGACTATAGGTGGCACTGCTTGCACGGCTACCGGATCATATGCATCTGGTGCGCGCCATCGAATGACGTACATCTTTGGAGTGACATACGCTGGCATCTGCCAGGACGAAGCAACCGCATCCGCATCAGTTACAAATTATGTAGTCAATGGATTGACGCCTTACGTGGCATCACAAACTCATACTTACCTAGGACAATCAACCACAAACTGGTCTGTGTCAATGAGTGCAGCGACACTTGACAACATCATTGTTGATTTAAGCACCTATGCCAGATTGCCAGCGACGTGCAGTCTTATCGGTCGAACTCGAGCATGGTCTACATCTTATCCAGATAGTCTTACATGTCGAATTACTGGATTTGATAAAGAGACTACTGGATATCGAGACGTAAGTGGTACAGGTTCAATTTCCGCATCTGATACTTTTTATCTTTATTCGACTGTCAGCGATATCACAAAGAATAGTTCAAGTGATTCTAAAACAACTGCTTTAGATAGTGTTCCGGCCAGTATCTCCTGTGCCATTACAAGTGCGTCACTTACAGCTGTAGGTGAGGCATCAAGCGAGACCAGATGCATGTTCCGTGGTTTCCGCTTCAACGGCTGGTCACTCGCGTATGCCACAACACGAAGCATTGCCGGAACAGGTAACGACCGACTGTTCGCACCATACGAGGGCATGTCTGGATATCGTTACCTTGACATCCAAATCAAAGCGCAAAGCGGGACAGGTGTGGCTGGAACCTTCGTGATCACTGACTTTCATGGCAACACGAAAACATGGAACATTACAGCTGCGACCACGTCTTATCAGACAGTGACCATCGACCTGTGCAGTCCTGATGCATGGTCTGTCTCAGCGCTTCCGCTCACCGATGGCAAGGACAATCCATACCCGCGCAAGAATACCGCTAGCACGTCCTACGCTGGCTCAGAGAGCGTCGATTCGGCATATTGGGGTGTTACGTCATGCCAGCGCCTTCGCATCGCTACAGGGGCGATTGACCTCGGCACCACAACACTCAAGCAGGACACGACAAACGGCTTCACAAACTCGCACTATGTGCCGAGTGGTCTCGGTTACGAACACGAGCGCATCACGCCTGCCATCGTGGCCGAAGTCGACACGACGACTTATTACTATTCCAGGCGGTTCTGGCAACAAGCAAATGATGGAAGGCACGAAGAAGAGTCGGACTATTGGTGGCAAAAGACTGTAGGTGGCGCAACAGGGGTCACGACATACAGTGTCACACCGCTCTCGATCAGCGACCTCGCTGGTCAGGTCAATGCGTCGGATGCGAGCATCGTTCGACATCCTGGCTGGACTGCAACTAACAGTGTTGCGTACCCGGGCAGTGGTACCTGTAGCGTCTCACAGCCTCCACTGAGAGACTGTTTCCTGAATGGCGGCACTGGTATCTCAACGTGGCTTTATGGTGGCGGAATCCTCGCAACGCCAAACGCGACAACCGGCACAGACTTCGCGTATGGCTTTGAGATTGCGACAGGCACAATCACAGCACAGACGCTTTTCGATTCCATCAATGGTGATTTCATCCCTGATCTGTATGACCCGTTTGATGTCAATGGTGGCACGGACTCGGCACTCTACCTGCCATTCGGTGCCATCCTTCGAGGACCAGCACACGGTATCGTCCTGGACACAGCAGGAGATCCGGCGACAAGCGGAACTGTAACACTTCAACTCTCGAGCGACTCATCTTCACGAGGAACCGATTCGAGCTTCGATGCGCTTGGAAATTACCAGACTGGCTCACCGTTTGGACTCGGCAAAGCGAATCATTCAATCCTCATCGGCGCATCAAGTGTCGGTGTCAATCCGATGTATTCCGCGAAGCGACAGCGAGCTGTATTCCGAGAGGAGAACCTTCAAGGAAACTGCACAGCGGCAGATGTCAGTCCAGCACAACAGGCAACGTACGGTGTCGTTACTGCAAGCGGTGGCGTGAAGCTGTATCACGCCAGGGCGCACAACGGCACGAACTGGGACGAGGTCACGACGCCGATCTCTAACGCCGAATGTCTGTCGCTGGCGTATCAGAAGAACAGCGGTTCGATGGCGCTCATCATCATCGTGGACGACACAGGCGGGACCATCAAGCGGTACACGACCGAAGACGAAGGGAACACAGTATCAGTGGCTACAACAATCGGAACCGGCACACATGGCACTGTCTGCGTGTCGCCAAACGGAATGGAATACATCTTTTTCCGTACATCGTCGAGTAATATTCAGCGCGTGAAGCGTGACCCGATGGGTAACGTCATTACAGCTGCAAGTAACGTCGTGACAGGCAATGTGTCGGATGATGAAATCGCCTGCTATTGGCGCCTCGGAGTGGTCTACATCATTTACACGCACACAACGAATGGCATCACCATCGTGTCATCCTCAGACGATGCAGAGACATTCTCCTGAACTTGTAAGAAATCCTTACATGTTCACATCTGACAAAATAAAACACCTCCGGTGAAGGGGAACCGGAGGTGTGAGGATTAGGACGAACCCTATTGGACGGAAAAAGTATACATCATGAGCAGCACAACAACTTCAAGACCAATCGCATTACTATCAACTGATCTGGCTGTCGCGAACGTCGGTGTCCAGGAAGTCGGTGAGAATCGAGGTAAAGCAGTCGAAGCATATCAAGCATCATGCAAACCTGTGATACCTCCTGGTTCACCATGGTGTGCCGCACATGTACGTTTCCGCCATAAGCAAGCGGCTACGCAGCTCGGCATCACCTACGATGAGACTTATCCCAGGTCAGGATATTGTCCAGACTGGTCACGCTGGCATAAGAGCGAAGGACTATGGCTACCTGTCCAGCACATCATTGATGGCACAACCACGAAGCGTCCACGGCGTGGTGATGTGGCGCTTTTCTACTTCTCGGCTCTCGCTCGCATTGCTCACATCGGCATTGTTACAAAGGTCGAGGAGTGGGGTGTGTACACGGTCGAAGGCAATACTTCCCCAGAACCATCGGACGAACTATCAGTCGAGCGTGATGGTGATGGTTTATATCTAAAGAAACGCAACTGGCGCGAGCTGGGCAAGTTTGGTGGCTTCGGCTTCGTGAACTTCTGAACACTTTCCAAAATGGAAACAGTTGATACGATGTAGCGCTGGATGGTTGGCTGAGTGGTTTAAAGCGCATTCCTGCTAAGAATGTATGCGACATCGCATCCAGGGTTCAAATCCCTGACCATCCTTATAAACCAAAAACCATCTGTATACATGGGCTTCGTCCGGTAACCCGGGGCCATGCGACAGATGGTTTCTGTTTGGTTGGTTGTTCGGTATTCACCAGCCTGGGAGGACTGGTAAATCCTTTATACATTTACCGCCAGACATGTACCACTTTTTGATCATGTGCTGGATTTTCTTCGATGCGGAAACTCACGATGCCATCCAGCGCAGGGTGGACGAAGATTACTGCATCCTCGGCATTCAAGCGCTCCAAGATCTCGTGTTCACTTGCCTTTAGGAGCCATAGGAGTCCTTCGGGTTTTTCCTCTACGCGTGTGATCTCTTTGTCAGCTGTTGGTTTACGTGCCATATAAAAATACCTCCACACCAGTATGGTGTTAACCGAGTGCTTGCATCGTTATTGGCAGATGTTCCAGCATGATGTTCTGGATGCTTTGCGCGATGTCACGATGCTCAAGCTGCGTGTCCTGGCGCGTTCGCAATTGCACGTAGTGAATCCAGGAACGAATGCTTCCGCTCATGTACATCGTGGTCGGAGTACAAAGCGGTAGGACCATGCGAGCAGTCTCAGCAGCCATGCCATTCTTCACGAGATCGCGATACACGTCGGTCGCGAACTCGATTGATGAACCGACCAAATACAGCGCGTCCTGCTGTTCTTTGGTAAGTTCCTCCATCGCAGGTAGTGGCAGGCTTGATTGGCGATTGTGAGAGCCAGCAAGGCGCATCTCTGGGACATCGATGTCCTCAACCACGGTGGCGTATCGTTGACTGAACTCCTGGAACGAGAACGACCGATGTCGAAGAATCTGAGCTGCAATCGCCCTCGTGGTTTTTATCTCGATGCACATCGATGCCATCTCGAAAATTGACCAGTGTCCATGACCGACACAATACCTAAGTAGTCGAGTGACATCAGGATTGTCCTGGTTTGATGGGTTTGAGACTCGAGCGCAATACCCGATGACCTTCTCGGCATCGGGCGTTATCCATACAAGCTTCGTCATTCGACTATCTCCCAATCATCATGCTCCAATAAGTCTCTGAGTAAGTCAGCAAATATAGATGCTTTTCTATATATTCGGTGGTACGTCGTAACTTCTTCAACATGGCGTAAAAGTTCGCCATTTCCATTACCCATATCTTGCACTTCAACAAACTCAGATTGCTTCCAAGATGTTCTTCGGATTTTCTTCCAGCTACGTAGTGCTTGGAATGCTTCAACACCTGTCATTCTCTTATCTCCCGCACCTGGCGTTGATGCGTTTCTTCCGTGCCTTCGCTTTGCGTACAGCCTTCGATGCCTTGTAAGCTGCATGGACCATCATGTTGTAATACTTTCGATGAATCACCATGCGTGGTGGTTCAGACGAATACGTCGGCAACGCTGCCACCATGGCTTGAAAATCTGCGAGTGTCATCAGTTAAGGCCATACCTTCCTATTGCCCAGTCAGGCCGTGCAAGTTCGGTTTCGATGTGATTTGTGCGCTCCCATTGCGTCATCGATTCAATGTGCTTCCGGGCGTTCCATGTCCACGATGGCAAAACGACTCGCTTTTTAAACTCGTCCTGGTATTCGTAATTGATGCGGATGTTAGGCTCCAGCCATCGATAAGCAGACGATATCAATCCGGATTCCATCATCTTGATGACCTGATCGCCGGTGTACATACGTGGACTTTGCGGTGGAATGTCTTTCTCGTGCAGCTGCGCCACAAATCGTTTGAGTTCAAAAGCATCCTCGTGAAGTTCCAATAGGCTACATGTCGTAACACTGCTGTCCATCCAATCAATATGGAATAAACCTTTTACATTGAATAGATGTGTCAGCCTGTGGATGTAATCCTTGTATCCACCGATGAAAATCTCCGATGGATGGATTTCAGCTTTTATTGAAACTCCATCCTCAAACTCGATGTTCATTGTTTGGTATGGGATGTCTTTGTAGACATGACTACTTTTTTTGATGGTTGTGGTCTTATAACGCCGAATGTCATGGGCATCGTAGAACAGCTCCTCCCCGACACGCTTTAGCGCATCAAGGAGAGTGCCTTCCACGTCGATCATGACACGGTCGCTACTTAGAAGCCATTGCCACTCATCGTCAATATAAGGTCTCATGCGTTTTGTCCTTCAATGAGCAATGTTTCCTGTTCGTCTTCTTCGTCATTAACATAGAAATGCATTGTCCGACGTGCGTCATCTTCTGACATTGGCTCAGTGATGAACGCCATGACCATTGGCTGCATTGCAATACTTGGATGGACTTCGAGTGGAAGCCCGAACAAGTTGTTCGGGCTGGTCGAGTTTTCAACCTTTAGATATTCACTCATGTCATTCAGGAATCTTTGACTAGCAACGAATCCAATGACTTCCAAACCTTCGTCATACGATGCACTGATCGCACGGCTGGCATATCCAAGCAGTTGACGTGCATTGCCTATCTTTCCACGCATCTCCATTATTCTGTCGGTCCTTCCTCACCCAAGACAAAGTGTGAACCGTTGTGATAACCAGGTATTGGCTTGGCCTGTGGTGCAAGCTTGCGAAGCGTCGTGGTCTGTGGCGGTCCTGGCTTGATTTGTGGCCGTGCCTGTGGCTGCTGGCCTATCGCACCATTGCCATCATCATCCTCGTCAGATGCGAGCGAGAGGAGCGCACTGAGGCTGTAACGTCGACCATACGAGAGTGCGCTGCCGAATCCGTGGCTGGTCTGTTGCATCACCGGAACTTGCACGACACCAGCAATCCATTCACCTGAGCTGTGAATCACACGACTCTCGACAGTGATGCTCGTCGAATGCTCGCCATCGATGGTGTCAAGAACCGACTGCACAACGAAAAGGCCATGCTTCGCCATCACTGGCCTCACGACCTCCATGATGGCATCGAGTGATGTGTACTTCGAGCGAAACGCTGGATTCGTAGAATCCTTTACGATTGGCTTGATCTCGGCCTGTGCCTTGACCAGCGCTGGTGCAATCGCACCGATTGTTTCCGACATTGTCATACCAAACCTCCCAGATGTAACCCTACCCGCGCAAGCTCATTCCTAAACGTAGAAATCCAGTTGATGTTTCTGTGGTCAATGATGTCACCAGCTCGCGTGTATGACCGCCATGTAGACACTTCTGTGACCACTGGCTTGATGGCTTTTGCGATGGCTGACCATTCGTCCTGTCGCGTCCTGTGCGCTTCACGCAGACAATCTAGAACAAGCGCCAGTGCTTCGTACTTTGCAGTTCTGATTGATCTCGCCCATGCGATCTGCTTTTCACTACCAGTCATAGTGATTGGATTCGGTTCCAGCATCAGCTGAATGTGTCGCCATTGATGGTCTGCGACAATCTTCGCCTGGCATGCATCGCAGATGTTTAGCGTAGATGCCATCAAATGCATTTTCGCTTTGAGTTCGTTATGGCTATAGCCAAAAGTGAAAGTGGCAGTGTGACCACACTTCCACTTCAGTTCAATCCGTTCGTCCATTTTTATTCCCCTTCGTTCTTAACCTTGATACAGACTTCGCCCATACCAAAAATAATGACATCGTCCTCGATACGGATGTCGTCGTCTTCACATTCTTCGATTGCGTCAACGGCTTCATCGATGTCGATGTCATGCAGTCCAGATGGGCTGCTGAGCTGAATCGTCAAACCCTGCTCGATGAACCACTTGACCGTCGCGATAGCTGAACTTTTCATTTCCCTAATCCTCTGTCGTGGTGTCCAACCACATCGACATCCTAGCATAGGTTGACATAATGTGTCAACTGTGTGTATAACGATGGCATGTATGGATTCACACAGGTCGAGATCGCACAGCGACTCGGCATCAATAAGAGTGCAGTGTGCCGGATGCTCTCCGGTGCATATGCTGTCAGACAATCGACCATCAAACGCCTCGCTGAGGCTGTTGGTCGGACAGAGAACGAAGTAGCACAATGGATGTACTGCAAACGTGCAGGACAGCCTCTCCCAGAATAGATAGAAGGACAAACCCTATGGACACAAACGTCAAACTCAGCTGCATTGAATGCCATCGACCAAATATCGTGCCTTATGGCCGTGGACACCGAATCTGCCATATCTGCTCACAGCGTCAGCTGCGTCGTGAACGCCGTCAGCGTATGGCGATGCGAATCCAGACACTCGGTGGTTTCGTCGTTGTTGTCCTGGCTGTATGGACTGCATGCATGATGGCATCCGACTGGAACACGCCAAACAGTGCAGATCACCGCGCACATCAGGCGATGCAAGCTCGTGACTGACGCCATCAAAACATGGTCTCAGTACCGCATAAGCAGACGCAACAGTACGGATGGACTCCTCACGAAGGAGGAGGAGTTCTTTCTCGGTCGCATGGTGCAAACTGGTAACCAAAAGGATAAAGACAAAGCAACCGCTGAACTCATTGAACACAATGTCAGGATGGTTAGTGCTATTGCCAAGAAGTTCCGTGGTCGTGGATGCGAACACGATGACATGATGACGGACGGGATGCTCGGTCTGCATCATGCAGTCCAGCGCTATGACTGGTCACTCGGTCATCGCTTCAGCACCTACGCCACGAACTGGATTCGCCAGGCAATCGGTCGCGGTGTCGAGAGTCGTGGTCGCGACATTCGTCTGCCGTCACATGCCATCGCAAAACTGTCTCACATTAGAGTTACACGCCATGAGTACACGCTCAAGCATGGACAGCCACCGACTCCGGCGGAACTTCTCGCATACGTTCGCGAAGTCAAGCACACTTACCCGAAATACCTTCACAAGCAAATTGACTCGCTGACAGTCGAGTCTATGTCTGAGATTCTTCAGCACGACACAAAGATTGTGTCAAGCATCGATGAGCCAAATCATTACGGTCAAACGAAGTATGACTTCATTCCGTCTGGAGATATGCCAGTCGAAAACAGCCTGGACAAAGAGGAACTGTACGCACAGCTGCGAAGCATGATGACAATCCTCACAGACCGTGAAATCGCCTGTCTACGCCTTCGGTATGGCTTCGATGGACTCTGTGATGGTCGCTCGCTCGAGGACGTTGGTCTCCTGATCGGTTACAGTCGCGAGCGCATCAGACAAATACAAGTTCGCGCACTCGCGAAACTTAGGGTAAATGCCGGCGCCGATATCCTGGCGCAACTTTTCGAGAGGATGGAACTATGACAGAGTCAGAACATCAAATTGCTTTCTTCCGTTGGTGCCACATGATGGGCGGACGTGACCCGCGCCTTGATGTCATCTTTGCCGTGCCAAACGGTGGATATCGTACGAAGGCGACTGCCGGTCGACTAAAGTCTGAAGGACTCAAGGCTGGTGTCTGGGACATCTTTATTCCGGTGCAGATGGGTCAACACTGCGGGATGTGGATTGAGATGAAGGCAGGCAAAAACAAACTCACGCCAGGACAGATCGCGTTTCGTGAGTCTGTTGGTGATGCTTACCTTTGGTTCACTGCTTATTCCTGGGAGGAAGCAGTCGAAGCGACATGCAAGTACTTAGGCATCATCAGTGGCATCAACTAAGAGTATTTCATTGATCTGGTCAGCCAGCTCGATGCTGTGCATCTCACAGACTAGATACCAGATGGCTTTTCGTAGGTCGTCTGCTTTATCTTCTCCAGGTTTAGAACCTGCTCGCAGAAGGTATTTGAGAGCATTGCCACGCTTGAAGTCGAGGCCATAGGCGTCGATTATCTCGATGGGCTGTATAGACTTTGTGCGGTAATGTGTCGGGACCTGCTTGGACATGCAGGGATTATAAGGGGTAAATATGAACAGGTTTTCACAGGCCGTGACATTTCTGTCATGGCTGTTTGAGCCATATCCAGATGGCTTTGTTGAGATTCGATGCATGAATCAAGGCAAAGTCCAGATGCGATTTTATGAGCTTCCAAGGACGGAAGACGATTGGACTGGACTCGCTGAGGCATGCGTCCAGTGGAGTGATGAGGGAAATGATGTTTACGTCGGCGTTTTGCCACGCTGGCGTAAAGGAGGAAGGGACAATGACGTTCATACTGCTGGCGTACTTTGGTGTGACATCGATGACCTTACTGGTCTGGATCAGACTGCAACACTTGCTAAGGTCACAGTCGCGGTACGCTCTGGGAAGGGTCTCCATTGCTACCGAAGGCTCAAGGTTGCTGGCATTGGGACTAAGCCAACGGAACAGCGCGAGTTCGTACAGCTGCTCGAGCGATGGATGCTCTCGCTTAGTTCATCCGCAGACATCAAGTGTAAGAACCCGTCAAGAATATTACGAGTTCCTGGAACTCTAAACTGGAAAAACCGAGAACTACCTCGGTTGGTCGAACTCGCGAAGTACCCGCCAGAAGCCTCCAGAATCGTCAAGGAGACGACATCCGCGCATCCATGGGGTGATGAGTGGTCTCGCCTTTTGATATCAGCCAAAGCGGGAGACCTCCCAACGCGCGAGCGTGGCAACTGGGACATCGGACAATACAAGCATGGTCGATACCTGCTGTATTGTTTCAACCATGCCATCATTGGCATCGAGCAAATGCGGACAATGGGGATGGTCGCACACGCTGATGAGTGTCGTAAACTCGTAGTCACTGCGCTGGACACGCAGGACCTAACAGTTTGAAGGGATAGGAATGGACGAACTTTCACTGGACGATCTCCGGCTCATGGTGGCCGGAGACATGGAAACTCATGCTCGCATCATCGCGCACGGGGAACATCACTGGGACAAACTGTGGCAACCGCATCCTGCCTCAGGAGGAGCCTTCGGTGGTCGAAACAATGCTTTGGTCACGCTCCTCGGATTCTTTAGGGCGAAGCGCTACAGCATCGATGTCGCACAGCTTCAAGCGGTGTGGTGGAGCGACACTTACTGTGACCCGCCACTCGAGCGTGAAGTCATTCTCGAGACCGTCGGACGCTTCTGGAGTCAATGGGCAGCAGGTTCTGTGCCGGATGACCTTCCAGGCGGACAGACAGTCGCACCATGGGAAGTGTGGGACTGGACACGAATGGAAACCGAGGAGGCAAAACTCGGCGAGCAGTCCTGGCTGATTCCGAACGTCCTGTCTACTGGTGGTCTGCACTATCTGTCATCTCCACCAGGGAGTGGCAAGACGTGGGTCATCTGCGATCTCATTCGTGCCTGTTGCTTTGGTGGCTCATGGCTCAACGAGTTCGAGATTCCGCAGACGCGAGTCCTCTACATCGATGAGGAGATGGGCGTCCAGAAGGTCCTACAGCGGCTCAGGAAGCTCGGAATGCGCTCGGCTGAGGGAATGGGTTACCTGAACCGTGTCGGCATCAGGTTCGACAATACGCTCGACGTCGAACGGGTTGTCAAGCATTGTCAGGCCACAGGTGTTGGTCTGGTGATGATTGACTCGCTGGTCCGAATACATGGCATGGATGAGAATGATAACAGCCAGATGCGTAAACTTTACGACGCGTTCAAGAAGTTGCTCGATGTCGGAATCACTGTCCTGATCGCTCACCACAACCGCAAAGGTGGCACGGACTCAACCGTCAAGCACGAAGGCATGCGAGGTGCTGCGGAGATTGTCGCAGCTGCTGACATGGCATATTCAGTCGAGAAGCAATCGAACGGGCTGTACCGCATGTATGTGACTAAGGGCCGTCTCATCAGTGATGATGACGCCATCGATGTGACCTTCGAGATTCGCGATGAGGATGGTTTGACAAAGGTCAGGACGCTCGATGCCGGCGCACGTAGTGAAGTCATCACACAAGAGATTCGGTCGAAGCTCATCGAACTGATCAGCGAAACACCAGGCATTTCTCAGGCACGTCTCGCGGAGTTATGTGGTGGTCGAAAATCGGTTGTCGCAGCTACACTTGCGGACCTTGAGGCCAGTCGAATCGTGGCATTTGACAAGGGTCCCAGGAACGCAAAACTGTACCGTCCGACAGGGCTTTTATAGGCGTTTGACCTGTTCCCGCGACCTGTTCCCGACCTGTTCCGCCCTTAAGGATAAAGAAACGGGAACAGGTCAGGAAAATCCCCCCTTTGGAAACCCCCCTGCCAGCATGTTTAGACGCTTGCTGGCTTAGGGGTATGAGTTGAAACTGTTCCTGCGGGCCGGGCGCTTACGCTGGCCCACGGAACAGCATCAACTTCTACTTGACAGGATAGTTTGAAGTTTGGTATGGTTGACATGTTGGTGATGGTCAGTAACTTTTGAATCGGTAATTGATGCCATCACCAACATCACTTGAGTGGCCTTCTGGCCAAAGGAGTATGAGAGTATGGGTTTCTTTTCTTCCGCCACGTTCAACGATGGCACAGCGCAGTTTGAAGCAGCTGCAGCAGGCGCTTATGTCTGCCGTCTCGCAAATGTCGAAAGCATCGACCGACCATCCTATGATGATCCGAATGTCATGGTTCCGAACTTTCGCTTCACGTTTGAGACCACTGAGTATGGTGACACCAACGGCAACGCCTTCCGCTTCGTGAAGTTTACCCGTCAGGGATATGGCAACGACAAGCAGGCACTCACCATTTTGCTTGATGGCATGCTCGGACGTCGTCTTACACAGGCCGAGTTCCATGCACTTGACATTGACACGCTCACGTCGAAGGAGTGGATGGTTGCAGTCGACGCAAAGCTCAACACGCGTGGCTACATGACGAATGCCATCGTTTCCGTGAGTCCTGTGACAGCCAAGAAAAAGCTGACCAAGATCGCACAGCCAACCATCAAAACCGAAGACATCGAAGATCCCTTTCATGAGGATGCCAGCGAGTAACCTACTCCCGGTTGCCGACACTCGCTGACAACCAGGCACACTCTTTCGCATCGGGTGTGCCTGGTGTTCTTATTTTAGGGAGATGGACAATGGTAAAAGAAGAAGAACGCAAACGAATACTGGCTGAGGTCGCTCGCTTGCGAGAAACAGGAAAAAGCATCAGTGAAGCTGCGCGACTCGTGGATTGCACTAGGGCAACGATATCTCGCTGGCTCAATGAAGCTGGTCAAGGTGGTCATCAGTTTCCTGGTGAAATCTCATACACATACGACGAGAAGAAATCGATCATCATTGATGTAGCAGAGCAGATTGCTGATGGTGTCGGTCGAAGGGAAGCAATCGCATTAAGTGGCATCGATCACAAACGTTTTATGAAGTGGTTGACAAGTGAGCCATCACTTCGGGTTGAGTTCCACATCCATTGTGGCAAATCTCCAAATGTTGGCAATACACCAAGTTCGCATTCACGCAAAGGTTTTGATTTTATCCTGGAACACATCCGTGATGGCAAAGCGATACAGCGTGATGGCGCCAGATGGAAGGTGCAGCTCGTAGACGGCGCATTGATGCGCTACGAACTCGATGGCGCGAATACATGGCGCTGTAAGGGATTCGCCACGTTCAGTGGTCCTGATGTCCTGGCTAAAGATTGGACAATAATCGATGAAGTTTGAAAACGTAATGTATGAACTTATGCTTTGTAAACCGATAAGACGTGCATCGTGGAACAATGGCGACTATGTACGTTATTACCATGCCTCGAGGGCGTTCTTTCTGCACACTGATGATGAGAAAATAAAAATCGAAGGATTTACACTCTACACAGATTGGATGAGCGCGGACGATTGGATGGTCATTCGATGAAGTTTGAAGAAGTAATTGAGCCATTGATGCATGGCAAACCAATCACTCGCGCATCATGGGACCACGAGTTATACATTCGGTATACCGACCTGTTTGTGGCATTCGTGATGCATACGGGTGGTGAGTTCAAGACATTACAAGGTCTTACACTAGATCCTGAGTCGATGTTTGCGGATGACTGGATGTGGGGTGAGTTCCATCCTGTAAAGGACGAAATCAAATGGACACAGACAAAGTCGTAAGGAGCATCATGGGTAAGCCATGGGTGAATACCTATAACTTACTCAAAGCAATCGGTGCATCCAGTCAGGTCATCGATGAGACATGGCGCGATTATCGTCGAGTGTATATGCGCTCGCAGAGGTGGAAGGATATTCGCACTAAAGCACTCGAACGCAGCTACAGGAAGTGTGAGCAATGTGGCCGTCGACAGGACGATGGCTACAAGCTCGATGTCCATCATCTGACGTACATTCGACTCGGCGGTGAGCTGATGGAAGATGTCCAGGTGCTTTGCTACCTGTGCCACGGACAAATGCACTATCGACGCAAAGTGCGTCAGGATGCGCCAGAATAGACACATGGCACGTCCAATGACTCATGACGAAGAGACAATCTCGCGAGTAGAAGCTGCACTTTTAGCAGGTCAGACTCCGTTGGTTGTCTCTCGTCTTTATGGTTTACCGAGATCCACGGTCTATAAGATTCGTGGTCGTATGTCGACAGATGTCACCAATCAGCCACAAGTTAGTGACATGTCACAAACTGCAAAACCTGCAAAAGGTCCATCAGTATCACTTGATGATCTGTTGGCATCCGTCCTCGAGGATAACCTTAAAGCATTGCAGGTAATCGCCAGGACGACACAAAGCGAGAGATACATCAATGGACAAAGCGCAGGGCAGATTGCAGCTCTCTACGAGAAGATTGCAACTTTCTCGGTTCAACTTCTCTCCGCAGCCGCCGAAGGTACAAACGAAGACTAGCGCACAAACGTCGACCTGTTATCTCGACTACCTTCGAGACACGCTTCCGGCTGGATGGTCATACACTGCACGTCATCTCATCGCCATCGCTTCGCACCTGGACGCAGTTGAACGCGGTGAGATTGACAGACTCGCGATTCACATGCCGCCACGTCACGGGAAGACCGAGACAGTTACCGTACGTTATGGCGCCTATTGCATCGAGCGTGACCCGGGCGCGAACGTGCTGGTCACTGCTTACAACGAACGCATCGCTAGACGCTTCAGTCGGAAGTCACGACAGATTGTTTCGTCCAGGACAAAACTCTCGAAGGACAACGCCGCACAAGATGAGTGGAGCATGCCGGAGGGTGGCACCTTTATGGCGCGTGGTGTTGGCTCTCCTCCGACTGGTGTGGGTTTCAGGCGTATCATCATCGATGACCCGATCAGGAGTCGCGAGGACGCAGAAAGCGCACTGTTCCGTGACAAGGCGTGGGACTGGTACACGGATGACCTTTACACGCGCCTTGAGCCTAAAGGCTCTCTCATTATCGTCTCGACACGTTGGCACCATGATGACATCACCGCTCGCGCAATCTCATCGGAGCCTCATCGATGGACAGTCCTGAACTTGCCAGCTATTGCCGAGGAGTCTGACCAGATCGGGCGAATGCCTGGTGAAGCTCTCTGGCCTGAACGATACGACGTGAAGGAACTCGGACGCATCAAGGAGGTCATGGTCGCGAATAGTGGGGACTATGGCTGGAGTGCTTTGTACCAACAACATCCGACACCACGGGAAGGAAGTTTCTTCAAGACCGAGCGCATCACCATCGAACAGGCGACACCAAACATCCAGAAGATGTCTCGCGCCTGGGACCTCGCAGCCACAGCGGGGAGTGGAGACTACACCGTCGGAGTTAAGATGGGCCGTGATACTGATGGTCGTATCTGGATTCTCGACCTTGTTCGAGGGCAATATGACACTGACCAGCGGGATAAACTCATACAGCAGACAGCTGCACTTGATGGCAGATCAGTGAGAGTAAGACTGCCACAGGACCCCGGGCAAGCTGGTAAGAGTCAAGCGATGCACATGCTCAGGCTCCTGCATGGCAGTTCGGTCAGCATCAAGCCAGTGACTGGTGCAAAGGATACGCGAGCGGAACCGTTCGCATCGCAGGTCGCTGGTGGAAACGTGTACATGGTCACAGCTTCGTGGAACAAGCAACTGCTCGATGAACTCCGCGTGTTTCCCCTGGGGAAGAATGACGACATCGTCGATGCTTTGACTGATGCGTACGACGAGCTGGTCGGTCGTGGCGGTGGATGGGGTGCATTGTAACCGATGATAGGAACACAATAGACATATGGGACTCTTTGACCGCTTTCTCGGAAAAGCAACGGCCTCGCCATCTGCACTGCTTCCGCCTCCGCTGATTCAGCGACAGACTTCCTACTTCACTGGCACAGGTAACGGTGATTTCTGGTCCCTGCTAACACGCAACCTCCCAGGCTCAAACTATAACTGGAGGAATCAGGCCGGCGATTTGATGCTCAACAGCATCGTGGCCATCGGCATGGACTGGTACATCCGCAACTGGAGTCAAGGTGTTCCTGTTGTCAGAAGACCGATGCCAGATGGACAGGTCGAGAATGTGTCAGACCACCCGGTCATACAGTTGCTCTCACAGCCGACGCCGAATGTCCCGCCTTCATTGGTGTGGTCGTGGATCATTCCTGATTATCAACTCCTCGGAAATGCCTATTTCCGGAAGGTGCGTGTTTCTGGTCGCGTGGTTGGTCTGCAATACCTCGCGGCTGACATGGTGCGTCCTGTTGGCAATAAGGTAAATCCTCTGCTGTATTACCAGTACACGGTTGATGGCACGTCCTATAACGTCGCGCTCGAGGACATGATTCACATCCGATACGGTCGAGATCCACAGGACAGTCGCTTCGGGCGCTCTCCTGTGACATCTGTTCTTCGCGAGATCGCGACAGACAACGTCGCTGCATCAGCTGCATTTGGAATGGT